GTTCCTTTTTGGTTTCAGATTTAGGATCTGGAGTGGATTTTGGGTTTTGTTTTTTTGTCTGATTCGGTTGCCATAATTATCCTTAATTAAATTTCTTCAGTTTCTACATATATTATGCCATTTTTCTCGGTAACACTCTTAACTTTATGTTTAGCATCTTTTGGTACAAGTACCTCGGCTTCGCTCTCCTTATATCGACTTAATTTTTCTATGGAGACACCTGTTTTATTTACCGAACTAACAATAACGCCCACCAATGTTTTATTAGCTTTACGCATCATGGGGTTTGTATATACCCAGGCAACGGATTCTTTAGAACTCCATGAAGCGTGGGCATTTTGATTGTCTAATACACCATTTTCATCCCCTTTAATCCATTCCATTGCCTCCTCTCTGTTCTTAAAAACTATCCCCCTGTGAATATCGCCCTTATAAGGTGTTGAGTTCCTTACATAATCAGAAATAATCTCTGCTTTCTTGTTGAACTTTCCCTTTTTTTGATCGTTCCGAATAGCGTTAGAACTAACAGACCAACTAGAAACAGCAGCAACTGTATCCTCAGCCTCTTTCATCGTCATTGCCTTCCCACTTCTTGCTGCGGCATCATAGTATTCCTGGGCATTCTTAGGAGTCCCTTCATGGGTTCCGTCTCCTATTAATTTAGGTTTAGGGATCTTCAGTGTTTTTTGCTTAGTTTTTGGTTTGGGTTCTGATTTAGCGATCGCACCCTTAGCACCCTTAACAGTTTTAGCTTCAGGTATTCCTAAATCATTAGGGGAGCTATCAGACGGGTCTACTTTATAGCGTTTACCATCTCGGATAATGTGAGAAATCTTATCTAAAGGTACTGTACCCTCGTTTTCGTAGAGCCTTCCCATGTATTCGCTATTAGATCTGGTTTTAACATTTTTAAATCCAATATCAACAACCTCACCTGCATCAGAAATTTCGTAACCAGATAGAGAATTAGCTCCTAACGAATAAGCGTCTTTTTTATAGAGTAGTTGATCACCCTGTTTTATCGTCTGTTTCAGTTCTTTACTAGGGACAACTCCAGACAATGGCGGAGGTAGTTTGTCTGATTTCATTACGCTTTTGATTTTCTCGTATTCTTTTCCGTATTCTGGACTATCAAAATAATCATAAGGTTTGTTGCTTTTAGACTGTATTTTTTTCCCGACATAGAGTTCTGCTTCTTCTTTTGTCCTGAAATCACCTTTAGCTACAGCTTCTCTTCTCTTGTTAATAAAGTTTTCCGCATCAATAACAGGTTTATATCTGTCAACTATTCCTTGAACATGGTTCTCATAACCTTCTGGAACAATACCACCTTCAATTTCTTCTAATGATTCTTTATAGGTTTGTTTTTGTGACTTCCATAAAGCACCTCCAACCATAGCCTCTCTTAACACTTTTTCCGTCCCTTTTGGGTCTTTTGAACTAGCAATAATATCCTTATATTTTTGCTCAACTTTTTTATCGGGCGTTGAAACAGCGATCGCCTTTCCCGACTCCCCCGAACTATTGGGGGTTGACTTGGTTTCTCCGCGCGAATCTCTTAATGTTTTTTGATCTCTCTCTATGGAACTTACTTTGTTTTCAGCGTCACTAATCGAATTCTGTAATCGAGCTATTGCTTCTCTAGCGCGATCCGTAGCTTTCTGAGCTTTTTTATCGTCTGCTAAGTCTCTAATATCTTTGTTAATTTCATCAATCCTTTTAGGGACGGATACCGTTCTTTCTGGGAGGTTAGATACTGGATTTTTGACTTGTATTAAGTCATTTGGATTCCGTCTTGCAAGAGATTTAAGCTCGTTATAATTGTTATCAATACTCGTTTCACGGAATTGTTTTGAATTATTTAGTATCACAGCCTCATTGTAAGACCGCTCTTGTTTTAATCGATCCAATTCTTTTTTCGCCGAGTTTTTTTTATCTCCCAACTCATAATATTTAGAAAGGGTTTCGTGCATCCGTTTCATTATCGGTCTAAAGTTAGGATGAGCTTTTTCTAAATCTTCTGGGGTTAATGGGTTTAGGCTATTGGCTTTATCAAGAATTCTGGAAATGGGTTTGGTGATTTTTTTAAATTCAGCATTGGTTTTATTGTTGCCAAGAGTCAAATCACGCTCTAGGTTGTCCATCAGGTTTTGATATTCCCTTAGACTAATATCCTTAGAGATCCCCTCCCCTGACTCCAGCTTACTAACAACTTCTCTCCATTTCTCAAGATGTTTTGACGCAGCTTCTTGATTATTGGATCGGGCTGCGTCGGCTGTTTGTTGCCATAAATCATTGAGATCAAGTGTTTTGCCTGGGGTTGACTTAGGTTGTGATTGTGGGGTTTGTTTTTGTTGGAGTGGGTTTTTTAATGCTTTTATCTGCAATTCCTTTTCGGTAATTAAATTATTCAACTCCTCCTCTCTAAGTAATAATTTCTGTTTATATCGTTTAACTGAATTATCTCTTTTTGAGTTAAGTTTATGAGAGACTAGGACTTGCATTGTTCGCATCTCATTTCTTGCGTGATCAAGCTCACCCCGTAATTTAGAGAGTTCTGAACTCGCTTTATCTATTGCCTGTTCTTCTGGTGTTCTAAGTAATGATTTTATTCTTGCCTCTATCTGAAACGCTTTTGCGGCTGTCTGAGCTATTTTGTCACGGCTATTTTGAGACTGTCTAGCAGATTGACTTGGCCCTATTTGAGTCCGTGCGTCAATATAACCCAATTTATTGAACTGGTCTGTTAGTTCTAGGATTGCTTTTCTTTGGTCTTCTGGTAGTTGATTGAACTTATCTTTGTCAATAAGAGTGTCCCGAACATGAAAACTTTTATCAATTGATATTCCGGTGACTTTAACTTCTTGAACAGGTTTTAGTTCTGAAACTAAACCGGGTTCTACCATAGGGTTATCCGTTGTCCCCACGCTTTGAAGCCTTTTGATTAATTCGTATATATCTTCTTGATCGGAGAATTTAAAACCCGATGCCTTGCTAATCTTTGACTCTAATCCTTCTATTGTTTCATCATTAGAAACCTCAACCCCCAACCTTCTTAACGCTCGTTTTATCGCTACTTTTTTCTTAGCAATATTTGATGGGGCGTTATTTCTGTTATAGGGCTCTATAACTTCTTCCGGTGGTTTTGGAGTTAGCTTATTATTCTCTTGTGCTTTGGTGGGGTCTGATTTAGTCTGTTTAAATTCCCCTCCCATCGCCCTAACCTTGTCTATTTTCTCTTGAGAGGGTTTATCGGGAGGATCTGATTTACAGTTCTTATTTAATCCAATACAAGCCTTTCCACAGTTATAGGAAGTATTGCCACACTTAGGTTTTTCCTTTCTAACTTTCTTGACTGCATCATACCGATATGTGTACCCTTTAGAGAAGTCTTCCCACGCCATCGGGTCAACGTCGCTATCCGTTCGTTTCCAGGTGAACGGCTTAAACGAAACACTATCCCCAATCTCAAACTCAAATACACGGGGTCGGCTTGCGTCTTTAAACCGTCCTTTGATGATGTTTTTATTGCCTACTTCAAAATCCAGAACAATCACAGGGGCGTTATAAGCGAACGGAAGGGACAAAACTTGAGAAATGCCAAGTTTCATCTGTACTTCGGTGGGTGCAGCGTCAAGTCTATTGGAATGGAATTTTAAATTTTGCATAAATTAACCGCCTTTTGTTAACAATTCAATTTGCTTAAGGGTGTTCGGATCTGAATCAACCTTAATAGTCAAAATTCGATCTAATCCCGCTTTTTTTGCAGCAGCATGAACCAAATGATTTCCTACGACTTCGTATTCGTAAGGTTTAACTTCTCGAACAAAAACGGGAATCCAATTTCTCCCAGATTGTTTTATTAGATCCACTGCTTTAGCTATTTCATCATCTCTCCCTGACAGATCCTTTGTGGCTGCAACGTCTCTTAGGGGATAGCTCATTAGCTTCCCTTCGTCCGTATAGTCATTGATTTGAAAACCCTTTTTAGGTGAATTGATTTTCGGAGTCACTAGAGGCTCAGTATATTCACCAATCTCGATAGGCTTCTCAATATCAGGTACTTTAATCTTAGATTTACTGGTTTTGGCTTTACTGGTTTCTATTTTTTCGGTTTTATCACTAGCTTTAAACTCGCTAATAACCGCTTTTAATTGCTTTTTTTTCTGAGTAGAAACGGGATCTTTAGCGTTTGTTTTGCATTGTTTCTTAAGGCTAATACAAGACTTGCCACAAGGATAAGATACCCCATCTTTACACTTGGGTTTGTCTGTTCTGTTTTTTCTGATGGCATCAAGCCTGAAAGAATAACCCTCTGAGAATTTCTCCCATTCCTCAATATCCAAGCTATCCAGCCTTCCAGGGACAAAGGGACTAAAGGTTATTCCGTCATCTGCAATCTCAAAACTGAATACACGGGGTCGGCTTGCGTCTCTAAATCTTCCTGTTATCATCCCTTTCTCGTTAATCCTAAAATCTAAAACGGAAAGAGGAGAGTTGTAAGCAGACGGCATTGACAGAACTTGAGAAATTGCTAACTTTACCTGGTTTTCTGTTGGTGGCATATTAAATCCTTTATTTTTATGAATTCATTGCCTTAGTTCAAATGAACCAAGGCAATGAATAGAGCTTAAACGTAAGCACGGGACACGTATTCGAGTTCGATAGTGTCAAACAGGGTTTTCCCATTGACCGTGATGGGTGCTGTAGGTGTGACTTTCCGCAGATAGGCGTTATAGATGATGTAGTTAGAAAAACTCATGTTAGCCCCTACGGGTTGATTATCGATCAAGTCCTGAACGTTTTCCACTCGCTCATTCTCAAAGGTATCTAAATCAACATCAACAGCACCATTTAGGGTTAGAGTTACTGACTTCTTAACCAAAGGGATAACAGCGATATCTCCCCCTTGGTTTAGTTTTACCTCTAAGGTTTCATCATCCCCAAAACTGATGTCTTCAGGTTTAAAGGCGTAGGTTTTGCTGACTCCACCAACCGTTTTGGTTAAGTTGAAAAAATTTACAGGAATTGGCATGATAGAACCCTTCTGATCAGAAGTTATTACTATAATTTTAAGGTTAGATTCTTATAGATCAACGGGACTTTATAAAATAATTTCTATATAAGAAAATCACACCTTTTTTATTGTATCGATTTCTTGGTGAATAGGCGGGAGACAGACCGTTGCAGTGGGTCTGGGGTGTCCTTCTGTCAAATCCTTACATATCAAGCCATTTTGAGGCTATTCTATTGCCCTGCATTGGATACCGATTTCTCTATATAAAAAGACGGGGATTTTAAGAAAATTTCCAAGGGCCTCCTGAAACGGGAGAGATAAATAGTCCTTCCGAATGGATTCTGTATTAAGCAAATAGTCCCAAAGCCACAAATCTCGATAAATGGCGATCGCTAAACCTATTCAAAAAACACCGTGCAACGTTTGATTTGATCGGCACTGTCCGAAGTGCCAATTGTTGCCAAACTACCTTAACCTATACATAGATTTACGGGCTGCGTAAATTAGGAACTGACAAAGATTTGATGTAACAGTTTAGACAACTTAGCCAACCCTAGTGAAATAAAATGGGTTGACTAAGTTGCATTCAAAAACTAATTAATTTAAAATTAATCTAATTGAGTTTGTTGATTGATTCTATTTGCTATATCTGTTAATATTTTATTTTGATAAACTTCATTAACTCCCTCCAATTCTTCTGCATCTTGGCGATATTGGTTTAATTCCGTAGGATCGCACTTCTCCACTCCTCCAAAACGATCTAATCCGGCATGATAGTAATAGCAATCGCGCACTTCTTTGGGGGAATCAAAACCCAAGAAATACTTTATTTCGTCAAGCTCCCCTGTTGTTGTGTTGAGTTGCCGAACCTTCCAGAGACTAGGTGAGTTTGGATTTTTGATATAAACGTCGATTGCTTTCGCGTCCTCTGCGTGTCCATAGCTGCGTCTAATATGCCCATACCCTACCTTCATCGTTTTGTTATAGCGAAGATCCCCTTTGTCGTGAGTGACCCCAATTGATAGCCCGTGCCAATTAAGAACCCGCTTTATTGGGGTGTAAACAGCACTGTCCATTTGAGTTATAGATTCTTCTTCGACGGGTTCTTCAGTGGGTGGGGCAGCTTCCTCTCCTCCTAATGCTCCCATATCAAAACCACCAAGGGAGTTTGCTTGTTCTTCTGCTTTTTTCTTAGCTTCTTCCCATGCTTTTTGATCAAGGTTAAGCTCTGGCCACCAACCGGAGTTAGAAGGCACTGTCCGAGCTTCATCTGTCGTGATGAATCCGGCTTGAATACCTGAAGCCAATGCCTGAATATCAGATGAGCGTCCAGAGCGGAGATCCTCGATGGTCATTCTCAAAATAGAAGGGTACTGCCTTTGGTAGTTGTCGGGGATTTTGCCTTTTGTGGGGCCATCTTTAGCCAAGAAGATATAACGATCAAGAATAGCTGCGCTAGGTTCTAAGCTCTCTCCTTGGTACTCTGCCACCGAGTTAGCATAGTTGATTTGGGTTTCCTTGCCATCACGCCCCAAACCTCCAGGGCTTTCTCCCCAAACTATCGTGTGAGGCATCCCAGAGGCTCCTGTTACCCCATCCTTCTGTACTTGCACAAGTGAATCCATCCCGACGACGGGGCGGGCATTCCAGTTGAATTGTTCACGGGAGTCGTGGAGAACCATGCCATATAGATCAAACATTAGTCGGATTGATTTCATGGTTTGCTTAATAGCTGCGATACTTTCTTCATCAGATGCCATCATCAGTTCCCGTAGTCCTTCAAAAGAATGCTGTAGAACTGATTGGGTTTTAATTAATTCGCCTACTGCATTGAGTCCATTCGTATAGTTTTTATAATATTTCCAAACCTCGTCAAAGACACTCAATCCCCATCCATTGTTATAGGAAATCATCCAATCATCAGGCATTAATGCTCCATTAAACCGGAGGATTCTTGACCGATGGATCAGGCGATCATCCTGCTTGGAATTTGTTCCGTTAAATAGTAATTTTTGTTTTATTTGTTGGTCAATTGTTAGGATTTCATAATGTTCAATGTCATCAAGGTCAAATATACTAGCAGCCGTTCTCACCGAAGGAGCAACTTGCCATCGGTGACGAACGATTAACCCAGAGATTGATTTAATCTTGCCTTCATCAACAGGTTCGGAATAATGTCTTCCATCGTTAATCTTGAGAATAATAACTGTCCCACCATGAGAGCGAGAGAACTGTAAGGCTTTTCTAAATTGTGATATGGTTTTCAATCTTTCGTGATAAGCGTAGTAATCGCGGACTAATTTAGAACCCGTCTTACTAGAAAAATCATCTCCCAAGGATAACTGCCACATCTTTTGAGTTGACGAAGATGGGAGGCTCCATGCAATTCGTTTTAAGATCGCGTCTGCTAAACAGTTTTCTACTTGCTGTTGAGAGAAAGGCTGGATTCTTCCGGTTATAGGGAGAGGGTTTCGCATCGAACTTGCATCGGCACTCTCCGCTAACGCTTGCATCATGACATGAGAGTCTTCTCTATAACGATTCACAATCTCTGTGGTGGTTTCTTTTTTTGTTGTCTCGGATGATTGGGCAGTCATTTTTATATAAAGTTATTGGTATTTTTTTTGCGGAATTATCTTTGATTTTAAGGCATAATAAAGCATAATATTGTTAATAAGTTATTAATCTCAAAACCAATGACTTCTTCTATTAGCTCAATTAGTTATCCTGCATCCCAACCCGACCTGACGGTGACAATCCCTTTTAAAAGGGTACGGACACAAATTACTGAAGGAGGGGTGGTAAAGGATGTGTTAGAAGCCTGGGCAGATTTTG